TACTTTTTTTCAAGAACATCTTAAAGAAACATGTGATTATGATTTAGGAAATGGAATAGTCGAAGAATTAAGAGAAAATGTATTGTCGTTGAACGTAATGCCTTCTATGCGATGTTTGATGACAGCAGGAGATGCACTCAGAAAAGAGAATGTCGCTGGTTATAATTGTTCTTACGTAAAAATTGATACTCCACGTTCTTTTGATGAAATACTTTATGTTCTCATGAACGGAACAGGAGTAGGGTTTAGTGTAGAAGTCGAATACGTAAATCATTTGCCATTAGTTGCAGAAGAATTTCATCCAACTGATACGACAATTGTTGTTGCAGATTCAAAACTTGGATGGGCAAAAGCATTCAAGGAACTTTTGAGTTTGTTGTGGACAGGTCAGATTCCAAAATGGGATCTTTCAAAGGTTCGTGCAGCAGGAGAACCATTAAAAACATTTGGAGGAAGGGCTTCTGGCCCACAGCCATTAGATGATTTATTTCATTTTGCATCAAGAATATTTCAAGATTCGGCAGGGAGAAAACTCAAACCCATCGAATGTCATGATATTGTTTGTAAAATTGCAGAAATAGTTGTGGTGGGTGGTGTTCGTAGAAGTGCTCTTATTAGTCTTTCAGATCTCAATGACAGAGAAATGAGATTTGCAAAACACGGAGAATGGTATAAACTTAATGTACAACGAGCACTAGCAAACAATTCAGTTAATTATAAAGAACGGCCCGATGTTGGGACTTACATGCGAGAATGGTTATCTCTCTATGATTCAAAGTCAGGAGAGCGTGGTGTATACAATGGTGTATCAGCAAAAAATCAAGTAGCATTATTAAATGAAAGGGAAAAAGATGATAACGGAGGATATGTTAAACGAAGAGAGCCTAGAGATGATTTTGGAACTAACCCCTGTAGCGAGATTATACTTAGAAGCAGAGAGTTCTGCAACCTTAGTGAGTGCGTTGTGCGAAGACATGACGATGTTGAATCTCTTAAAAAGAAAGTCCGATCTGCAACAATCCTTGGCACATTCCAATCCACTCTTACCAACTTTAGATACCTCACCAAAGAGTGGGAAAACAATTGTACTGAAGAAAGACTATTGGGTGTCTCGCTTACCGGCATATTAGACAACCCATTAACAAATGGTAAAAAGAAGGGACTAGAACCCCTGTTAGAAGAATTAAGAAAGGTTGCATATGAAACAAACAAAGAATGGGCAGACAAACTTGGAATTTCACGGGCAGCCGCAATCACTTGTGTCAAACCTAGTGGTACTGTTAGTCAGCTTGTTGATAGTGCTTCTGGTATTCATGCCAGGCATAATCCTTATTATATCAGAACTGTAAGAGCGGACAATAAAGACCCCCTCTGCAAAATGATGAAAGAGGCGAAATTTCCAAATGAACCAGATGTTACTAAACCAGACCACACAACTGTTTTTTCTTTTCCAATGGAAAGTCCCAAAGGAGCTGTTTGTCGAAAAGATATGACAGCGATTGAACAATTAGACCTCTGGACAAAATATCAAAAACATTGGTGTGAACATAAACCATCTATTACGGTTTCTGTTAAAGAGCCCGAATGGTTTGATGTTGGTGCATGGGTGTGGAACAATTTCGATTCGATTAGTGGTATTTCATTCTTGCCTTTTAGTGAACATACATATAGACAAGCGCCGTATCAAGATTGTACAAAAAAAGAATATGATGAATTGTTGGTCAAAATACCAAAGAAGGTAGATTGGGCAACTTTGTCTAATTATGAACAGCAAGATTATACGATAGCATCACAAGAACTTGCCTGTTCAGCAGAAGGCGGATGTGAAATAGTAGACCTTTAATCGGAGAGACATGGAAGTTGAATTGGATGTAGAATGTAATAATTGTAATGCGAAATATACAATGATGTACGAAGCAGATGACATACAATCCAGACAAGAAGAACATGCATTTCATTGTTCTTTTTGTGGAATATTAATGGAACCTTATTATGACGAATTTTTTGAAGAAGATTAAATTTGTTGCCGGAATTGATTATTCATTAACATCGCCCGCAGTATGTGTAGCAAAAATAATTGATAATGAGATAAAATTTGAAAATTGTAAGTTTCATTTTTTGAAACAAAACAAGTCGCATAAATCATTAAATAAGATATTTGCATATGATTATCCAGAATATACGGATGACATTGATCGATTTAGTAAACTTGCATCGTGGACTGTTGAATGTATTCGATGGTTTGATGGCCGGGTAGATAGAGTTTACTTGGAAGATTATGCATTTGCGGCGACAGGAAGAGTTTTCAATATTGGAGAGAATACTGGAATACTCAAAAAACAACTTAAAGAAGCTGGATTCAAATATGTCACAATCCCACCAACAGTAATCAAAAAACATGCCACAGGAAAAGGAAATGCCAATAAAGAATTAATGTATGAAACGTTTTTGTCAGAATCACACGTTGATTTGAAGAGTCAGTTGTCTCCTAAATCAACCAAAATTTCTAACCCTGTATCAGACATTGTAGATTCATTTTACATTTGTAAGACAGGATTTCACTTAAAGGAACAGTTATGCGAACCGAGCAAAACCCTTATCTAGTTGAAACAAAAAATAAACAAACATTGAAATTTAGTAAAATAGATGCGGATAACGAAGCTGTTGATTTTCAACAAACTGGAAAGGATGTTGAAGTTTGGCATGATGGAATATTACAGTATAGATTACATGGCATTGAACAAGGTAAACTTTTTTAAAAATAAACTTGACATATTTAAAATAATTTGTTATAATAATACTATGGAAATAAAAAATGTTTGATAAAATCTTACAGGCGGTCTTAGAGTTTTTTGGAAAGAAAATACCAGAACCACCTACAGAAGAGAATAATGAATCCCTCGAAGCGCTTGAAAGAATAGAGGCTCTTGATAATATTGGAGAACCTTCATGAGTATGATGAAGTTTGATGGTTCCAAAATAAAAGAAATTCGGAAAAGAAAAGAACAAGGACTTCCACCACCACCAACTGACGGAGATGTGGTTGAACAATCAAAGAATGCAAAGGGTGGAAGTGAGTTGATTTATCAAAGAGTCAAGGAGAGAGTGCCTGATGACCTCTGGAACTACTTTCAGATCATTCTTTCAAGGGTTCGTGAATACGAAGATAAACCGAAAATCCTTTGGTTTCAGGACACATCAAAAGATCCAGAAGTACAATTTTTAAAAGATAAAACTTATCGTGACAAGTTTGTACGATTTGTATTTCCTTCTGATTGGTCACTTGAAAAATATAATATGGATCTCGATGTTGAATATGAAAAGAGTGTTGTTCTCAAGAACGCAATAGAACCAATTCCAATACATACCAAACCAAAAGACGGCCCAACCAGACTTGCATATATTTCTACACCACATCGTGGACTAGATGTATTGATTGGTGCATTCAAAGCATTAAAGTTGGAGAATGTCGAACTTGACATATATTCAAGTTTTAAGATATATGGTTGGGAAGAACAAGACAAAGAATGGGAACCTCTTTATAATGCATGTAAAGAAACACCAAATGTGAATTATCATGGAACAGTTTCTAATGATGAAATTCGGTCAGCGTTACAACAAACACATATCCTTGCATATCCAAATGTCTATCCAGAAACAGGATGTATATCTGCAATCGAAGCAATGAGTGCAGGATGTATTGTAGTATGTCCAAATCTTGGAGTTCTTCCAGAAACGTGTGCAAACTTTGCATGGATGTATGGATTTGTTCAAGATAAGACTGAACACGCAAGGAAGTTTGCGTATGTGCTGAAAGATGCAATTAATAATTTTTGGGAACCACCAGTTCAGGCTGGTCTTGCATTTCAAAAACAATACTATGATATGCACTATGATATTGAAACTACTGCAAAACAATGGACAATGATGTTAGAAACAATCAAGAATAATATTGAAAACACTAAAGAAAAAAAATCATAATGACAAAGAAAGTGAAAATAGAACGTAAACCGATGAAGACAAAACGAACTCGTAAGATTTCAGAAGAACAACGTGAAGCGCTTCGGGAACGCATGAAAGATATGCGAAAGAAACGAAAACCAGCAGAATATAAAAATGTGAATGAACGTGTTCTTGTTCTTCCAGATGATGATACTTATTCCTTTAAGAATGTTAAGGGGTGGATCAAACACAACAAAGAAATGGTTGCGGCATTAGGTAAACAGGGAAGAGGCAGACATGTTGGAGAAAAAGAACAAAGAAAAGCAGAAATGCAATCCGCATCTCGTAAAGCATATATTCGTTATTGTGAACACTATATAAAAACTGGTGATTGGATTGGAATGTTTTCCGGCCAGAATGAAGAACATAAAGTAGTTCCTAGATGTGTAGCGATGGCATATTACCCTGACGGAACTCCTAAGAGGTCTGTGGGGGTATTCTATCC